GTAGACGCTGAGCCTAAAAAAACGGCATCTTTCTTTTTGATGTTGCAGCTTCTACACGCAGCCACCAGATTATCCAACGTATCTTCACCGCCCTTGGACTTGGGATATACGTGATCAACTTCAGTACCAATGTCCCCACAATATGTACAAGTGTATGCATCACGACTAAGCACCTTTAACCTTATCTTCTTCCAATGTGATGTAGCTCTGTATGGCTTTAGTGCCATCCTTTATCCTTCCAATGCTGGTATGCCTTGCAGGCACAACCATCATATCTATGATTAATATATTTTATATGAGCATTGACTTGCTTATATGGATCAAGTGTGCCATACCATTTAGAGCGCATCTGACCTAATCCATAATGGCTACCATTTCTAGCCTTATAGTTCCATCTACTCTCATTATGTATAAGCCAGTTATAGCATTCAAACTGCTTCCATTCCATTTTATTGTAGGCATATAACTTAATATTCATAACGTGATAGCTGCGCTTCTCAGCAGCGTTTGTTTGTATTGTTTGCAGCGGCAGTAGTGCAATTGCTAATCCAGCAATAAACATAGCTCTTGCGAATGCTGGCTTGCCGTGCAAGCTGCCTTTCAGGCTTGCTGGCATGCCTAGCATAATGCCTCTGTCAAGTTTATTTGTTTTTCACGCTCAATTATCGGTGTGTCGCACAGCAATTGTAATGCGTAGTAAGCTTGTTGAGGTACTACTCCATTACCTAATATTTTAAATTGTTGCGATCTACTTATATCTAAATCAGTTACCCATCCTTCAGGTAAACCCATCATATATTCAACAAATTTGGTGTTTAATTTGGCATTAACCAATGGATTCGGTATGGGGCGCATTGACATGTCAAGTCGTGAATCAAATCTCCACCCCAATTGCGACACCTGCCTGTCTGATGATAACTGTTTAATGTTGGCGTTGCTATTAATTTCGCCCAATTTGGCAGGCTCAGATTGTGATTGCCCTTGATCCCTTCCCTTTGTGCATTTGTCGCTTCCCAATGTGAATCGCTTGCTGTCGGTGTTGGTATATTGTAAAGCCTCACAGCAACCCCTACACTTGCACCTGGTTTGCCCTTGGTTTTCCCGTCTTTGTAATCCTGAACCCTTTTCATGTAATTCTCTATCGGTTCGTCGTGGTTCCTTGTGTGCATCGCTGTTGGCGTTGGTAACAAAAGCACTTCTTGTAAATGTAATTGATGACCTTTGCTTTCCCTGACTATTATTCCCTGCACGTTTGTTAGGGCTTTTGCATCGTTGGATACTGGGGTAGGCAATAATGAATAATCTTGCTCTTTGATGGGGAGCTCCGACATCGCTAGCTCTAACAATTGCCCATCTTGCATCATACCCAATTTCGGTAAGGTCTTGGAGAACCTCTTTAAATCCGAGCGTGAGATGTCCTCTGACATTTTCCAAGATTGCAAACTTGGGTTGTAAGTTGCTAATAATTGTTTTAATTTGAGGCCAAATGTGCCTTTCATCTTTCTCGCCCTTTCGTTGTCCGGCTGTGCTGAATGGCTGACAAGGATAGCCAGCCGTTAAAATGTCTATCGGTTCAACTGTTGACCAATCAACAGCTTTCAAATCACCTAAATTTGGTAAGTTCCATCTTTCTTTGATTACTATGCTTGCATATTTATCGTTATCACACATCCACACAGTTTCAGCATTAAAGTATGCTTCAACTGCCATATCTAAACCGCCATAGCCTGAGCATAGTGAACCTATTTTGAGCATTCCTCACACCTTTCTCTCTTTCCATAAATCCACAGGCCACAGCCTATACATCTATGAATTAAATGGGTTTCAGTAGCCACTTGCCTGCAATAAATATACTAAGTCAGCCAAGGTGAGAACAGCAACGTATTGCTCAACGGATTTCTCACCCTGACCATTTAGACGTAGAACACCCACGCCCATTCCTTTGTTTGCCTTGCGATCATAAAGTTGGCGCATAAGCCCAGACAAATCTAAGTTTGTCCTAGCCTTGATTTCAATGTCCAGTCCATCAATTCCCGTGATGTCTGAACCATCTCTACCAGCTCCAACCGGTAGTGCGTGCTTCCAGCCTTGAGCTCTCAGATATTCTGCTACAATACGCTGCGTTGCATAGCCTCGGTGCTTGCGACTTTGATTACTCACTTAGTTAGTCCTAACTTGGCATGTGTGGCATTTGCAAGGTTTTGCAGACCCAGCCGTAATTGGCTCGTTGCAATTGTCGCACACGTCAAGTAGTTTATCCATCACTAACACATCATCACCCCACTAACAATTCTTCATCTTCAGGCCTAAATGACCAAGTTCCGTCTTTATTTAGCATCATCCATATCGCTTTGCATTGTTCAGCTTTTTGCCTCATAGGAAGACTGCAACCCCAACCACGATAAGCACCATTTTTGCCAGTACCTTCACGCAAGACACGAGCGCCATGCTTACACATTGGAACAGGGTGGGCAGATAGCTTCTCAGTAACAAGAGCAACTGCATTCTCAAATGCGGGCTCATAGTCAGCCGGTGGCTCAATCGTTGTATCCCAGACGATTTCAGTTTCTTTGTTGTTAGCATTTAGGAACTCTTTGTGTTCTTTAGTTCGTACACGTATTGGCGCAGGCTCTGACTTACTGTCGTTAACCTTAGCCATTTCAAGAGAACTTGCTCGCTTTCCCTTTGCAGAAAGTCCGAGGTTTGCCAGACATCTGCCAATTGCAGACGTTTCGCAATTCTCAAACCAAAAATCGCGGTCAACACCACGATCCTTGCGAGCGCCACGCGCATAGCCAATAGCGGAAGGAGCAGTATCAACGTGGGTGCGAAAAGCGACTGCCTTAAATATGACAATGCCTTTTTCTTCGTCATTGGTAATGAGTTCTGTGAGTATTGAGCCGTCTTCATAGGTTTCATAAAATTTGTGTATCCTCGTATCTACATCTTCATAGTTATCTAAATTAAACATCTAGGGTTTCTCCTTTTGCATAGTCAATTTGTTCCTTCAAAGTCCAGGTGCTGCCATCTGGCCATTCTTGAACTTCATTGGCGCAAGATTGGCAGTAATGCCTGACAATCAACTTGCCATATCGCTTACTAGTTATTTGCCATACAGCTTGCTTTTGTCCAAGTAAACTGCTAGTGCCATGTCTGCCTTTGCAGTAATCACACCAAGTTCCCTTAGGTGATCTAGAAAGCATTAAGATCATCCCAATCTTTGACCGCGAGTTCTCCGGCAATGGCAAAATAGGCAACGGCATCCACCCAAGAATCGTGATTTGACTTAGTTTCCATGATTCTTGCGAGCTTGACCAATGCCATACAGATTGCAATGTCCATCGGCTCAATAGGTCGCTCAAAATATGATTCCCACAACTTTGCCGTTCGTAACATTGTGTGGTCGTAATGACCATGCGTTGACCCTCTGTTAATGATCGTGTCGTTTGCATTAGTCAATATATCTTTCGCTCGCAACTGATTTCCCTCGCCTGTACCCATCTGCCCAACCTTCCTTGTAGCCCTTCTCCTTAATGATTACACCGATTGTGTAAACACCTAAAACAGATAAAAAGCAATAGAGTGCTAACTCAACTAAACGAATATCATTCAACATCTGCGATCACCCCATGTACATCTAAAAAATAGGCAGCCAAAACTTCACGGCTTATTCTGCCGCGTTGCTGGCTCATGCCTAGTTTCTTTTTAGCGTAATCACGTATGTATGAAGCTCGCACAAAGTGCTTGCCATCGGTATACGCACCCGACTTACGATCATACTTAATCGTCATGCCCTAAACCCCTTTCAAATAGGATTTCAAATCCTATTTTGAAGGGTCTATATGCTATTTGTCAATATACGACACGCCGTCAAAGTTATCCATGTGATTATCAATAGTCCTATGGATTGGGAAAATATCCTCAACCATATCGCTTGCCCTCAACCAAGAAGCTGCCATCTTTTTCTATTGGTATGGCTACAGGCTGAACACGTTTTCTATCTATGTAAATCAACCCAAAACCTTGCTGCCAATTCATCGTTCCACGGGTGTAATGCGCCTTTGTAATGTCCATTAGATGTCCTACCTCAAAACCCGTGAGAACGCCCGTTAAAACGCCACCAGAGGCCGTAGAATAGGATGATATGCCCTGCCTATGGGTATGACCACAGACTACGCTCTTACCATGCCTTTTAGCCGCTTCTAGGGCTGTTAAACCCCCATGTGGCTTAGTGCTTTGCTCATCGCCATGAACCATTACCCACTCATCATGAAACTGATATGGCTTGCTGTGGTAAGTAATGCCTAAATCATCCAGGTGTAGAAACTTCTCTATGGTCAGCTCAGGTAGACCAATCAGCCCAGGCAGGCGCTTGCTTAGTGAGTTGTAAAGTCTTGCTCCGTGATTGCTTCGGCTGAGATGTCGTACTTGAAGCTGGGCGAGTACATTGACAGTTTCATCACGATCTCTGCCAATACTTCCCGACCACTCATCCCTACCGGTTGACCAGCGGCTAATTGTTTGGAAGTCAATTTCATCGCCCACACATAAAACGTCATCAGGCTTGTATTTTCTGATGAACTGTGCGACATTCTTAACTGCTTTCTTATCGTGAAAAGGTACTTGTAGATCGGATATGACTACAATTCGCTTAATCGTCATCCTCATCTTCATCTTCGTATGGAGAATGATCAGGATTATTTATTACCCAATCGGGTAAGCGCAGCTGTTCTTCAATATACCAGCGCGCCCTATCTTCACCATATCCAGCACGAACTAAAGCTTCAAAACATTCAACAATTGATGCAGCCCATATATCTATGGGTAGCAAAATGTCAGCCTTTGTTCTACGCGCAGCGGCTTCTTTCCGCTTACGCTTAGCGGCTTGTTCGCTTTTTGATATTCTTCTTGCGCTCATGAG